AATACCTGGAGCGTTATAAGGCTAAATACCTTTAACGCGTCAGGCCCAGTCTCCGGATGACTTTAAAAGCGTCGTAAGTGCGAACTCCCATCGCATTAGTGCTAAAAAGGGAGAGGTGAGTTATGGATACCGTTTTACTTTTGGGGGACCAACACCCATGTGTGAAATAGGCTTGCTCACTTTAGGCCTAGTCTTATTTAGGACAGTTCTTGCCAAACAACAAGTTGGCGGTCCTCACAGTGTGACACACCTGTGAGCCAACCGTGCCGAATGTGTTAACAATTTTACCGACTATCTAAAAATCTATATGTTTATTTTATTTGAAATTTTGTATGTATGTGTTTTCCTCGTTGTTCCTGATTGGATGGACTGGTGTGTCCTTGAATCTCAATCAGACGTGGGAAATGCTTCAACCGGCAAACAAGCTATTATGCATTTCGAGGATCTTGATCCTGGTTATGCTGCTGTTATTGCCTCCGAACGTGATTCAACGTTCGATGCCGTTCAGTCTGAAGATGCCAAACTGGGAGATTTTCTTTCCCGACCAGTTCGCATCAAAGATGAACGATGGACCTCAACTGCACCTAGTGCAATTAATATGACGTTCAATCCCTGGACGTTATTCTGTGAGGACTCCGCTGTTGCTGAAAAGTTAAAATATTTCAACAATATGAGCGGAAAATTACACGTTAAGTTTATTATCAATGGAAATGCATTTCTTTATGGTAGAGTCATGGTAACCTATGAACCTTTACCATTCTTGAATGCGTTGACTTTTGGGAATCTGCTTGAGGAAGATTATGTTTTACTTTCTCAGAGACCCAAGATTTTTCTGAACCCAACCACTAATGAAGGTGGTGAAATGGAGTTGCCATTCTTTTGGGCGGAAAATTACATGGATGTGACTGAACGCGACTGGGACCGGATGGGTGAAATAACCCTGTCCTCGCTTAACCCGCTGAAACATGCGTCTGGTGAAGCACAATCCGTCACCATTACGGTGTATGCTTATATGACTGATGTCACATTAGCAACACCAACTGCTCTTCAATCGCAATGTGAACTTGTTTCTCATGCGAAGAAGACCAGCGTGACGAAGAAAGACGAATACGGAACTGGACCTATCAGTAAACCGGCCTCTGCTGTTGCTGCAGCAGCTGGCTGGATGACTGATATGCCCGTTATTGGGCCTTACGCACGAGCAACTCAAATGGTTGCTGGTGCTATTGGTGAGAGCGCAAGAATGTTCGGTTATAGTCGTCCACCTGAAATTGGTGGAACCAAACCTGTGAAAACAGTTATGGCAAGTGCCTTTGCAACTACTGATCAACCTGACAATGTTTTAAAGTTGACCTTAGATTCCAAAGCTGAAACTACCATAGATGCCCGCACTGTAGGATTGTCATCTGATGATCATATGGGAATTTATGATATAGCCCAGAAGGAGAGTTATCTAACATCGTTCAAATGGGTTACATATGAAGTAGGAGATGTTCCTGGAACAATTCTTTTTACGTCAAATGTGACTCCGACTTTGTCGAATAACACTGCTAATGGTTCTAGTCTAAATATGACCCCTATGGCCATGATGTCACAATTATTTTCATACTGGCACGGCTCTGTTACATATCGCTTTCAAGTTGTAGCGTCAAATTTCCATAAAGGACGTTTACGCATACAATTCGATCCGAATGTACATTCGTCGTTAGATGAAAATAAGCAGTACACAGAAATCATTGATATCGCTGAAACACGCGATTTTGAACTGACAGTTGGTTGGGGACAAGCGGTTCCCTTCCTTGATATTGCACAATGTGGTCGCAATATCAATGGTGCCGGTTTTTATAATGAGTACGAGAATGGAGTGATACCGTTGTCTAGTGAATCAAACGGTCAAATAACCGTTTCGGTTCTTAACGAGCTGACGGTACCTGGTGATCCAAGTACTATTATTACAGCACCAGCTATCGAAGTCAATGTATTTGTGAAGGCTGGAGACGACATGAAATTTGCCGTCCCCCGTTCCGATTTAATCGAGAACTTATCCGTGACTCCAATTCGTTTACAGTCACAAAGCCTGCTTGTTTCGCATTCAGAAGTAACTACTGATGCAACCACAAACAAGTCGGCAATGGAAAACAAACCAGAGGAAACTATGCAAATGCAAATGAATCCTGAAAGTCGTAGTGGAACAAACCATTTAATGGAAGTGTTCTTTGGAGAACACACTACTTCTTTGCGCCAGCTTTTTAAGCGCTATTGTTTCCATACAGCGTGGGAATTAAACCCAGCGGCCGCTAATGAAGCCCGCACAACTACCATAAAGAACAAAGTCTTTCCATTTTATAGGGCGTCATTTAGTACCCCTTCTGGAGTGAAAACATACTCATCTGGGGGAAACAGTTATTCGTTAAACCCATGTGTGACTATTCCTTTGACCTATTGTTCCCCTGCTTTTGTGGGGTTTCGTGGTAGCATTCGACGTAAGTTAGTTAACAACGTCGAAACTGGTGGTAACATGCGAGTTACTACCGTATACCGTTCGCC